AACAACAATGAAAGTTAAATTTGCAAAATACCGACAAGACGGCAATTTATCCGAAATAATAAAATAATAATATGGCTAGAGGCGTAACAAATAGTTTTTTTCCAAGTCAGGTTGTAAGCGACCAAGAAAAAGTTTCCTGGGATTACGGATTACAAGTTGGTAGGGCGATTACTAATGAATGGTTTGACGGTAATTCCGGAGTAACTAGATTTAGAAGTAACCAAAATACATTCCATGCTTTGCGACTGTATGCTAGAGGAGAACAGCCAATACAAAAGTATAAAGATGAAATGTCTATAAATGGCGATTTATCTTATTTGAATTTAGATTGGAAACCGGTGCCTATTTTATCCAAGTTTGTGGATATAGTAGTTAATGGAATTTCAGATAGAGATTTCGATATTACAGCTTATTCTCAAGATCCTTATGGTGTTGCTAAAAGAACTGCTTATATGGAATCTGTAATTAGAGATTTACAAACAGAAGAATTAAATAACTTTGCACAAGAGCAATTTGGTATTAATTTGTTTGAAAACAAACCAGATAGATTACCTGAATCAGAAGAAGAATTAGATCTTCACATGCAACTTAGCTATAAGCAAGGTATTGAAATAGCTGAAGAAGAAGCTATAAATACTATGCTAGCAGGTAATAACTATGATCTTACTAAAAAGCGAATAAACGAAGATTTAACTATATTAGGTATAGGTGCAGTTAAAAACAACTTCACAGAATCCAATGGAGTAACCGTGGAATATGTGGATCCGGCTTATATGGTTTACTCATATACAGAAGACCCTTATTTCCAGGATATATACTACGTAGGAGAAGTAAAATTTGTACCTATAAATGAACTTAAGAAGCAATTCCCTGATTTAACTCAGGATCAACTAGAACAAATTCAACAGCAAGGAACACAAAACAAAGGGGTTTGGGATAGTAATTTAACTAACGAATACAATAACAATAGAGACTCAAACGTTATACAGCTTTTATATTTTAACTATAAAACTTATATGAATGAGGTTTATAAAGTTAAAGAAACTGCAACGGGTGCAACTAAAATAATAGTAAGGGATGATCAATATGACCCTCCTGTTGAAGTATTAGAACAAGAGTATGGCAAGCTTTCTAGATCATTAGAAGTATTGTATGAGGGCGTTATGGTATTAGGTACTAACCTATTGTTGAAATGGGAGATGGCGCCGAATATGATGCGTCCTAAGAGTGATTCTTCTAAGGTTAAAATGAATTATTCTATTACTGCACCAAGAATGTATCAAGGCAAGATAGAATCTATAGTTAGTAGATGTACAGGCTTTGCTGACATGATACAACTAACTCATTTGAAATTACAGCAAGTATTACAGAGAATGATACCAGATGGTGTATACTTGGATGCTGATGGTATTAATGAAGTTGATTTAGGTAATGGAACTAATTACAATCCTCAGGAAGCGCTTAATATGTTTTTCCAAACTGGTTCTGTAATTGGTAGATCATACACTCAAGATGGTGATATGAATCCAGGTAAAGTACCTATTCAAGAAATACAAACTGGTAGTGGTGGTCAAAAAATGGCTACGTTAATTCAGACTTACAATTATTATCTACAAATGATAAGAGATGTAACCGGATTAAATGAAGCAAGAGATGGTAGCACTCCGGACTCAAGAGCCTTAGTGGGTATTCAAAAAATGGCAGCTGCAAATTCAAATACAGCCACAAGACATATATTGGATGCAGGTTTGTTTTTAACAAAAGAAACAGCGGAATGTTTATCGCTTAGAATATCTGACATATTAGAATATCATCCAGCCAGAGAAGCTTTCATTCAAAAGATAGGTGGATATAATGTAGCTACGCTAGACGAGATGCAAAACTTGCATTTGCACGATTTTGGTATTTTTCTAGAATTAAAACCAGATGATGAGCAAAAGCAAATACTTGAAAACAATGTTCAAACAGCTCTGCAAGGAGGTTTAATAGATTTATCTGATGCTATTGATATACGAGAAGTTAAAAATTTAAAATTAGCTAATCAATTACTAAAAGTTAAGCAAAAGAAACGTCAAGAAAGATTGCAAGCTGAACAGCAAGCAAATATTCAAGCTCAAGCGCAAGCAAATGCACAAGCACAACAAGTAGCTGCTCAGGCTGAAATACAAAAAGATCAAGCATTATTTGCTACTAAATCACAATTGGAGCAATTAAAAGGACAGATAGAGCAACAGAGAATGCAGGTCGAGGTTAATGCGAAAAAAGAATTGATGGAATTGGAATTTCAATATAACATGAAATTAAAAGGCATGGAAGTTGAAGCTATGAGAGCAAAAGAAAGTTCAACTGAAGATAGAAAAGATAAACGCACAAAGATACAAGGTACTCAACAGAGTGAAATGATAGCTCAACGACAACAAGATTTACCACCAAAAGACTTTGAATCGTCTGGAAACGATATAATGGGTGGTGGATTCGGCTTAGGTTCCTTCGAACCTAGGTAATAATAGTAGTAACAATTATATAATATTTTATCATGGCGGAAGCACAAAAAACAGAAGGTACGTTTAAAATTAAAAAACCTACCGAAAAACCGACTGAAGCACCGGCTCCAGTTAAGCAAGTAGAACAACCAAGTTTAGTATCATTATCTGATGATGGAACTTTTAAATTAGACTTATCAAAAAAACCTGAAGGTTTTAAAGTTGTAGATCAAGAGCCTGTAGCTGTGATTCCAGCTAAGCAAACCGAGATTATTCAAGAAGTAAAACCTGATCCAACACCTGTTCAAATTAACGAACCAGTCGAAGCAGAGTCAGAAAATGAATTTTTACAAGAGATAACTAACGAAGTAATTGTTGAGAAGACTGAAATACTTACAGCTCAAGTTGAAGAAGCTATTGTAAATCAATCTCCCGGAGTTGAATTACCTGCTAACATTCAAAAGGTTGTTGATTTTATAAATGACACAGGCGGTAGCTTAGAAGATTACGTTAAACTAAATGTAGATTATTCATCTTTAAACGAAGATCAATTACTAAAAGAATATTATCAAACGTCAAAACCCCATTTAAACATAGATGAAGTAGCGTTTTTATTAGACGAGAACTTTGCGTATGATGAAGATTCTGATGATGACAGGGATATAATAAAAAAGAAAATAGCTAGGAAAGAAGAGCTTTCAAAAGCTAAAGTATATTTAGACAATTTAAAATCTAAGTATTACGATGAAATAAAAGGAGGCAGTAAATTAGCTCCAGAACAAAAGAAAGCGGTGGATTTTTTCAATCGCTATACAAAAGAAAATGAATTAGCTACCCAAACAGCTGAGAAACAAACTAATGTGTTTTTAGACAAAACAGGTAAATTATTCAACGAAGACTTCAAAGGATTTGATTATTCCGTTGGTGATAAAAAATACCGTTTTAAAGTTAAAGATACTGAATCAGTGAAAAATACCCAGAGTGATATTAACAATTTTATCAAGAAGTTCTTGAACGAAGATGGTGTAATGTCAGATGCTCAAGGTTACCACAAAAGTTTGTTTACAGCTATGAACGCAGATTCTGTTGCACAACATTTCTATGAGCAAGGTAAAGCCGATGCTATGAAAGAAAGCATATCAAATTCAAAAAATATTCAAATGGGTGCGAGAGGTGTTCATGAAAATGTTAAACCGAATAATGGTGGGTGGAGCGTAAGATCAGTTGAAAGCGAAGGAAGTGATTCAAAACTAAAGATAAAATCATTTAAACATTTAAAGTAAAAAAATTATGGCAGGATTTGCAACAGCGCCAGCTACATTAGCTAATTTAGCGCATTTAACACCAAGACCCGTAAAAGGATTATTCGGAGACAACTATTTGTCTTTACAGGATATGGATTGGGCACAACAATTTTTACCAGAAGTATACGAAAAAGAAGTAGAGCGTTATGGAAACAGAACAATTACTGGATTTTTACGTATGGTTGGAGCAGAAATGCCTATGGCTTCTGATCAAGTAGTTTGGTCTGAACAAGGTAGATTACACATTGCTTATGATACAGCTACTTCGGGAGCTGGAGCAACTAAAACAATTATATTACCTTCCCCTGGAGCAGATGGAAAAGTTCCATTACTAGGCCCTGGTATGACAATAGTTGTTTCTAAAGGCAACGTAACTAACAAAGCTTTCATAAAGTCTTTAGGTACTTTAGCTGGTGGTTTACAAACATACAATATTGAAGTATATGATACGGCTACTGGACAATTAGATGCTGCATTAGCAGGTGCTGCAGCAGGAGCTCCTCTTAACTTATTTGTATTTGGTTCTGAATACGGAAAAGGATCTAGCTTGGCTGGTAATTCAGTTGATGCTTCTTTCACATCTTATAGTAACAAACCAATCATCTTAAGAGACAAGTACTCTGTAAATGGTTCAGATGTTGCTCAAATCGGATGGGTTGAAGTTACTACTGAAATTGGAACAGGTGGATACTTGTGGTATTTAAAATCTGAGCATGAATCTAGAATTCGTTTTGAAGATTATTTAGAAATGAGTATGGTTGAAGCTACTAATGCACAAAGCGCGTTTACAGACGTAGCGGGAGCAGCTATTACAGGTATGCAAGGTTTATTCAGTTCTATTGAAGAAAGAGGTTTAGTTTACAACGATCCAGCTTTTGGTTCTGTAGTTGCACCAACAGGTATCAGCCAGTTTGACCAAATTTTACAAGAACTTGACAAACAAGGAGCGATTGAAGAAAATATGCTATTCTTAGATAGAAGCACGTCTTTATCTATTGACAACATGTTAGCTAATCAAAACTCTTATGGAGCAGGTGGTACATCTTATGGTGTATTTGACAACTCTGAAGATATGGCTTTAAACCTTGGATTCTCAGGATTCAGAAGAGGTTCTTATGACTTCTACAAAACTGACTGGAAATATTTAAACGATTCTACAACTCGTGGATTGATTGACGATATCAAAGGTGTGTTAATACCAGCTGGAACTTCTACAGTTTATGACCAACAATTAGGACAAAACATTTCAAGACCATTCTTACATATCCGTTATAGAGCTTCTGAAGCTGACGACAGACGTTTGAAATCTTGGGTTACTGGTTCTGTTGGTGGAAACTATACAAGCGACGAGGACGCGATGAATGTTCACTTCTTATCAGAAAGAACAATGTGTACTCAAGCTGCTAACAACTTTGTATTATTCAAAGCTACCTAGTAGATTAAATTAATGTAATTCTTACCCTCGTTGAAACTACGGGGGTAATTATTACTCTTATCATTAACATTTATATTTTATTATATTATGGCTATAAAAACAGCACAGGCAGCGAAAGCTCCTAAGAAAGATGATTGGATCATCAGAGATAGATTATATGAATTAACTAGAGGTAAAAAACCTTTAGTATTTACAGTACCAACAGCGCATAGCGCAACAAAAGCATTACTGTGGTTTGACGAGGAAGCTGGATACCAAAGAGAATTAAGATATGCTACTAATCAGAAGTCTTGTTTTGTTGATGAACAACAAGGTCAAGTTACGATGGGTAGAATTGTATTCAGAGACGGTATATTGAGAGTTAAAAAAGAAGACGTTGTTTTGCAGCAACTTTTATCTATATATCATCCGTATGCTACAGGCGGTATAATAGAAGAATACAAGCCTTCAGAAATAGCTCAAAATCAATCAGACTGGATTGAATACGAATTAGCGGCTTTAAACTTAGCTAAGAGTCTTCCTATTGAAGAAATGGAAGGTATATTACGAGTTGAAATAGGTGAAAGAGTTAATACTTTAACATCCACAGAATTAAAAAGAGACATACTAGTTTTTGCTAGAAACCAACCTCAGTTGTTTATGAGTTTAGCAGAAGATGATAACGTTCAATTAAGAAGCTTTGGCGCAAAAGCCGTAGAAGCTAAGATATTAACATTGTCACCAGATCAAAGAACATTTACTTATGGGGAAAGCGGTAGAAAAGTAATGACTGTACCTTTCGATGAACACCCATATTCTGCTTTAGCAGCATTCTTTAAAACGGATGAAGGTATGGAAATATACAAAGCAATAGAAAAAAGACTTAAATAGTCACCTTTTATGGTAATAGGCTACTGTAAAGGTGGCCTATTATTATAATAATTAAAAAATAAATTATGGCTGTAAGCATAGATACTGTTTATCAAAGAGTATTAGCAATATTGAACAAGGAGCAAAGAGGATATGTTACTCCTCAGGAATTCAACTTATTTGCTAACCAAGCACAATTGGATATATTCGAACAATACTTTTATGATATTAATCAGTTTGGAAGAATACCTGGTAACGATACGGAGTTTTCAGACATGCTTAACATACTTAATGAAAAAATAAATATTTTTGAAACGACTAGCAATATGGTATGGAACACTACTTCTCTTCATTGGGAAACTCCTGCCAACTTATACAGAATAGGTTCTATCGTTTACGAAAACACAATTACTACAAAATCATTGTACCCTGTACCCAATACAGTGGTAACAACAAAGATTCCAGTTGAAGCAGAACGTATAAATTATAATGAATATATATACATAGCTCAATCAGGAATGACAAAACCAACAAACTCAAGACCTGTATTTGTAGCTAGCACTTTAGGCTATAAGGTGTATGGAGCCTCTGAGGTGACTATAAATGATGTTAAGTGCAATTATATAAAGAAACCGATTGAAGCTGACTGGGGCTACCAGATGGTCTATGGAGAAGCTTTATACGATTCTACAACTTCAACTGATTTTGAATTACATGCATCAGAAGAAACAGAGTTAGTTATAAAAATACTAGAATTTGCAGGCTTATCTATTAATGATATCCAAATGTACCAGGTGGCTGCGGGAATGGAATCACAAACTAATCAACAAGAAAAATCATAATATATGGGACTTATAGATAAAACGCCAGAAGAATATTACTTAGGCCCAGACGGTGTATGGAATAGCCATGACGAAGACTATGGAAATTATCAATTTGTACCTATAAATGATATTATAAATACATTCATGGTTGCTTATGTAGGTGAAGGTAAAAATATTTCAAAAGTAAAAAGAACGGATGTGCAATTTCACGCTATGCGGGCTATACAGGAATTTAGTTTTGATCTACTGCCTCAAGATAAATCTATCGAAATAGATGTGCCACCAGGTTTGTTTGCTATACTTCCGCAAGACTACGTAAATTACACAAAATTATCTTGGACAGATCCACAGGGTGTTGAGAGACCAATATATAGAACAGATATCACTAGCAACCCTGTAGCTATTTTACAAGATAACGAGTTTGAGTACTTGTATGATAATGACGGAAATATATTAGAAGCGGATCAGTCAACAACATTAACCCGCTGGGATAAAAATTCTACAGGCCAAGTAGCTGGAGATAGAAGCGGCGCTTGGGATTATAATAATAATCCAGACCTATTAGGATTGTATGCTTATGGCAGACGATACGGGTTGGACCCAGAAAGAGCACAGGCAAATGGTACTTTTTATATAGACAAGGTTAATGGTGTTGTTAGATTTAGCTCAGATCTTAGAGGTAGATTAATAACATTAAAATATATAAGCGACGGATTGGCTTCAGATGGAGATATGGTTGTGCATAAATTTGCAGTAGATGCTATATACAAATACATAGTTCACGCTATCCTTTCCACAAGAGCAAACACTCAAGAGTATTTAGTTGCTAGATACAAAAGAGAATTAGCTGCCGCTAGAAGAAATGCTAAAATTAGATTATC